CGACCAAATAACTGTTTGCCCCCCCCCCCCCCCACTAAAATATCAATTTCATATTAACCCCTCGGACAGCAAATGTCCCACCCTCCCCTTCATCATTTCCCACACACATGAAAAAGCGCACAGCTAAAACCAAGTCGTCTCAGCCCAAGCTCGCTGAGTACACCATCAATCTCGAAACCATCGAGGCGTCCGTCGCCGAGGCGAAAGCCACGCTCGACGCGCTCTACCTGCTACTCAACGCGGTCATCGAGCAGCTCGCCGCGGCGCAAGGGAGGGCCAAGAAATGAACCCCGACGTAGTGGTCGGCGAGGTCGGCTTCGGTAGCGACTTCGGCTCCTCCGCGGAGCTGGAGTTCTACCGCGCCGAGGACAAGCGCAACTCGGCCGAAATGGCTAACCTCGAAGCGGAGAAGCGCGAGCTGATTAAGCGCGTCAATCGGCTCAAGCTCGTCTTGAAGCGGTGCGCGGCGCTCTCTCCCGATGTAAGCGACGAGAAACACGAAGCCCTGCTCGCCGTGGAGGAGCCGCTGTGAGCGCCGGAAAGGGCGATGCCCCGCGGCCGATAAACGGCCAAAAATACCGCGAAAACTGGGATCAAATTTTTTGCGGAAAACGCTTAAAAGTTGTTGCCCCTATGTCCGCATTTGTCCACACTTGCCCACACCAAGACCCACCGGCTGCTACCACACCGAACGACGTAGAAACGGCAGCCCATGCGAACTGAACTCAAGCAAACTTTACGAAGCGTATGGCCCCACGTTGCAGAAGATGTCATAGCGGTGGACGAAGCGTGCGACCGCTGGCTCAAGCGTCGCTACGAAATGCGGCAGCGCCGGAGGGAGCGCAATGAGTCCGGTGCAAACGCTCGTTTATCTAACGCTTCTCGCGCTGCTGGTTCTGGCAGCGATGGCGGCGAGTGACGACGACGACAACTTTGTATGAAAACCACCACCCCACAAAGCCCAAACACCGAGAAGGCGGTCCTTGGCACACTCATGGCCGAGCCGAAGCTCGCCGATGAAGTTGCCGGACTGCATGGCGATCTTTTTTACACTCCGGCGCACCGCGCGATTTTCGATGCGATCAACGAGATCCGCGCAGACGGCGGCGTGCCTAACATCATCGCGGTCACTCAGCGCCTCGACGCGCAGAAGAAGCTGACCTTTGTCGGCGGCGCCGGAGCAATTACCGAGTTTCTTTTGCAAGCGTGCGGAGGTCTCTCCGCGCTCGAATACCATGCGCAGACTCTGCGCGACCTGCACGGCCGTCGCTCGATTATCTCCGCGGCAGTCGCCATGCAGGCCGCTGCTAACGATATGGCTGCGAACGCCGACGAGGTGCTGCAGTCTGCCGGAGAGAGCGTTTTGTCGCTCAGTCTCGGCGCCCCGACCGACTCGATGCGCAGCGCGGCCGACATCGTGCCCTCGCTCCTCGAAGAGCTGGAGGCGCTGATGGACAACAAGCAGACGCTCGGCCTGCGCACCGGCTTCGCTGATCTGGATCAAGTCACCGGAGGTCTGCGCGGCGGCACGTTGAGCATCATCGCCGGACGTCCGGCCATGGGTAAGTCGGCCTTGATGATGAACATCGCGGACAACCTGATGCGTCGCAAAGTTCCGGTGCTCTACTTTTCGCTGGAGATGCCCGCCAATGAGTTAGCCGCTCGCGTAGTGTTGTCGCGCGCGAACACCAACACCGAGCTGGTGCGCAATGGATTTGTCGATATGGCCGGAAAGCGCCGCATTGGTTCTGTTGCCTTGGATTTTTCTGGCGAACCCCTGTACATAGATGACCGCTGTGGCATGTCTTTGTTGGACATCCGCGGACGTGCGAGGTTGGCCGTTCGCAGGTGGGGCGTGAAGATTATCTTTGTTGATTATTTGCAGCTCGTCTCGCACTCGAATGCGAAGTCGCGCGAGAACGAGGTCGGATTTGTCAGCCGCGGATTAAAGGCCATGGCCATGGAGCTAGGCATTCCAGTGGTCGCCGCCGCGCAGCTCAACCGGCAGGCAGAGAACCGGCCCGACAACCGGCCGAAGCTCTCCGACCTGCGCGAGAGCGGCAGCATAGAACAGGACGCCGATCTCGTCGCTCTCGTTCACCGCCCAGCCTACTACGCGGTGCAAGACGAGGAACCGGAGCCGCAGGACGCGGAGTTAATCATCGCCAAGCACAGGGCCGGACGCACCGGCACCTTGAATATGACGTGGCGTCCCAGCCTGACGCGCTTCGACGCGAAGACTCCGGTCAGTAACATCGTTTCCGCGCCGCGCCTCACCGACGAGGGCAATAGCGTCTACGCACCGGACAAGCAGCTCTGGGAGGCCATCAACGAATGATTAACAGCAGGCAGAAAGGCGCCTCGTTCGAGCGCGAGGTTGCCAAGGCTTTGACCGCTGAAGGTTTTCCGGCCAAGCGGGGTGCGCAGGTCTCGCAGGGGTCTTGGGGGATCTCCGCGCCAGACGTGATCGTGCCCTGCTTGCCGGATTGGCACTTCGAGTGCAAGCGCCACGGCCGCGCGCGCTTCGACCTCGATGCGGCTATCGCTCAAGCCTACCGCGACGCCGAGCGCAAAAACTGTGCCGTGATCCATCGCAAGGATCACTGCCGCATGCTGGTCACCCTCACGTTCGAGGACTTCTGCGAACTCATGCGCCACAGCGACTTTCCCATCCAACCAAAAACACCAAACCCAAATACACAAAGTGAATAAAACCATAACCACACCCGCGGGCGTCGCTCGCTATCCCCGCCTCAACTCGCCGGACACCAAGTTCAGCGAGGAAGGCCAATACAAAGTAGACCTCGAAATGTCCGCCGAAGACGCGGAGCCGTTTCTTAAACAGATCGAGGCCATGTTCTCGGAGTTTGTCGCCGACAAAAAACGCGAACTGAAAAAGGACACTCTCAAGATCCACGCAGCGCCGTGGAGCGAGAACGACGGACTGGTGCAGCTCAAGCTCAAGGTCAAGGCGACCGGCAAGAGCAAGGACGGCGAGACGTACACGCGCCAACCGAAGCTGTTTGATGCGTCCGGTCAGATCACCAACGAAAACATCGGCGGCGGCAGCAAGCTCAAGGTCGCTGTGGTTCCATACTTCTGGTACACCGCTTCGCTCGGCGCCGGAATCACGCTGCAGCCCAAGGCGGTCCAGATTTTGGACTTGGTCACATGGAGCAGCGGCGGCACCGCTGAGGCTTACGGCTTCGAGGTGACTGAAGCCAAAGACCAGCACGTTGAGCGCGAGCTGCGCGTGGCCAAGAACGGAACTAACAACGAAGAGGTCGAGTGGTAGTCATGGCAACTACTCGCAAAAGGGGGGCGGCAAAACGCCGCTCCCCTTCGGCCAAGGCCGCGGAACCTGCGCCGGAGCGCTTCGCTGCAGACGGACGCAAACTCGTACGTTTGGAGAGGCTCAGGGCGCACCAGAAGTATGTCCTCGCGGACGGCACGCAAGTGGTCGGCGCCTCGACCATCTCCAAGATCGGCGACGATCAGAGCAACCTGATCCACTGGGCATGGGGTCTTGGAAACAAGAACCAAGACTACCGCAAGGTGCGCGACCGCGCGGCGGACATCGGGACGCTGACTCACTTTAAAATTGAGTGCTTCTTCCATGGCTGGGAGCCGGACCTCTCGGAGTTTGCCCCCGCGGACATCGAGAAAGCGGACATCGCGTTCAACAATTTCCTGTCGTTCTGGAACGAGCAGGGTCTCACGGTGCTGGAGCCGGAGGTGCAGCTCGTCAGCGAGGCGCATCTATTCGGCGGCACGATTGACGCGCCGTCCGTAGACAAGGAAGGCCGCATCGTGTTGCTCGATTGGAAGACATCGAGCGGCATTTACCTGTCGCAAAAGCTGCAGCTCGCAGCCTATGAGCGCCTATGGAATGAGAACCGGCCGGAGCAACGTGTTCAGCGCCGCGCCGTCGTTCGCATCGGCAAGGAAAAGGCAAACGACCACAGCATCGAGTGGATGTTCTCTTCGGACAACGAGTGGGATCTGTTCAAGGCCCGCCTTGATCTGCACTACGCGAACCTCCGCTACAAGAAAGCCGCCTGATGCCTCGCCGCAAATACATAGCCATCATCCGTAGGAAGCTCGGCCGCGAAAAGGCGGACGGACTCACTATGGGTGATGGCCGTGTGTTCATTGATCCGCGGCAAAGCGGCATCAACGAGCTGGACACCATCGTCCATGAGTTGCTGCACGACTGTTTCCCCCACCTGAGCGAAGAAGCCGTCGCCGATGCCGCCGGAGTCATGGCGCGCAGCATGTGGCGCGACAAATGGAGGAGGGTCATGGAATGACGTCCGCAATCCTCATCGCCTTGGTCGGCCTGCTCTATTTCGCCGTGGCAATCGATCAATTCTGCATACAGCACAACTTTTGGGCCGGTGTCGTCTGGTTTGGCTACAGCGTTAGCCAGATCGGTCTTTGGCACATGACCATCCGGCCATGATTCATGAGTAAATACAGTATTATGACAGACGAAATCGCCGAGATAGACAAGACCATCACGCTGCTCAAGACGCAGCGCCAGAAACTTGTCGCCGCGGCGGCAAAGAAGAAAGCGGATGCGTTGTGCGCGGAGATGCGCAAGCGCAAGCAATCCAAATGAATTTTCTGATGGCAAAAGCGGGTTCGTGCAGGCGCGCATGGTGGTGTGCGCCTCGGAGCAAGCCGGTATGCCCAGCCCCACAGAGCACGACTAGTGGGGCGCCATCAAACTCTAGAGCGTCAGGGAATGCGGCGGACGTTGTGGTCTGGTCATTTCATACCCCTGCCCCTGTAACCGCATAAAACAGGAGCCGCTCTATGTATTTTGAAACCGAACAACACCGCGAGGTCGAGGCGCGCATGCTGCAAGAGGTCGCCGACAAATATGGCTACCAGATCGAGCGCTGCAGCAAGGCGTATCCGGTGGACGCCGTCTTTATGCGCAACGGTGTAGCCAAGCGTCTGGTCGAAGCGCGGCGCCGCTACAACTCGAAGGACGAATACCCAACCTTCAAGTGGAGCCTGCAGAAATACATACACGTCGCGCAATTCAGCGACGTCCTGCCGACCAGCCTCATTGTCGAATGGACTGAAGGCATCTACGCGCTGGATATCATGCGGAAGCAGTATCCGGTCGGCTTCTTCCGTCCGCGTGAGGCGCGACGAGAGGCGGACAACGAGCCATGCGTGGAGATTCCGGTGTCGGACTTTAAGGCGGTCATCGAGCGGCAATGATTAGCTGGTCACCATACCCCATGCGCGCCGAAGTCGCCGGTGTCGGCACCGCGTGGCTGCTCTACGTTCAGCCGCAGGGCGGCATGGCGAACGACATTTGGACGTTCGTGCCGGAGTCCACCGGCCAGCCGCTGCACGTCCGCAGCGACCAGTTCCATTTTTCAGAGAATCCGACTTTAGACATAGCAACTTTGGGCGCTGACACGGCTTAACAAATCGGTTCTGGGAGGGACCGCGCGTCAACCAGTCAGCGCCCATTACATTTTAGAGGGGAGAGCGCAGCGGAGTCTG